TGAGCTGTTCTCTATCTTCATCCGGTTCTCATCTACTGACGGAGAGGTCCAGTACGGGTCCGTTGTCCCGTCTGTATGCACTCGCACCCGACCATTTGTCGCTGACCACTCAACATACCCTGTTCCGTATGTTGTGCCGTCACCGTCAGTGACCGGATTCGTCGTAAACAGCGTGACCCATGTCCGGCTGAACGCTGGAGCGGCAGTGCCGCGAAAACGCTCCAAGACAGTACCTGAAACAGGATTTGTCTTACCAGTCATGGGTCACTCCATAGCTAGTTCAGCGAACCAATCCGCACAATCTTCTTGGGGTCCATGCGAACAGCACCAAGACCGAGACTGTGGAAGCACTGGAGCGAGTAACCGCGCTCCGGCAACTCGTCAAAGCGAACCGTCATGTCCTGCGCCATGCCAAACACCATTGCACTTCTGGTGTACATATAGGTGTAGGCAGCAGACAAAGCAGTGGAAGTGGTAACGACTCCGGCAGTGGTGCCTGTCATGTCCACCGTTTGGTTGGTCGCAATCTGGTTCGACAGGCGGAACTCACATCCCAGGAACTGGGTGATCTCCCCACTCATCAATGGGCGAAGAGCGTTGAAGTCGTAGCTGGTCAGGCTCGTATCGGCCAGCAAGTGGCGGGCAACTGCCGGGTGAATCGCGATGTAGACCGGATCACCAGGGTTGATCGCACCATTTTGCTCAAGAATCTCACGAGCAGTCACCAAGTCCGCTACACCGAGGGTGGAAGCAGCAGTACCGACATCGGCAGTCATTCCTTGTTGTCCGGCGGGGCCAGTGACGGTGCCAGTTGCCAAGGAGCCAATTGAACCCGCGGGAAGACCGGCAATCAAAGCTGCCTTCTCTGCGGTCGTGCCAGTCGGTACACCATCAGCGGCAAAACCAAAAGCCAAGGCATTGTCGGGGCCAATCGCTCGGGAAGTACCGTCAACAGTCGCAGCACCGTCGAAGGCATTGACGATGGTCGTGTCCTTCAAGCGGCTGAAGGCAGCAGTCACATTCATGAGGTAGTTGGAATCCGGGCGAATCGAACGCAGCAAGGCCGGCTCGTCGCGAGGATCGAACAGCTCCGCAAACTCGTGGAAACCAGGAGTCAGGGCGCGGCGTTCGGTGATCGTCTCACTGTACTTCTTGTCATTCGTCTGCATTCCGAACAACTGGCCTCGATCGCGAGTGGTGGTCGCGACCTCTTTGAAGGCATCGAGGTTCAGTGGGTCACCATGAAGGACTTCAAACAAACAAGTGTCGGAAAGGCGACTTTCCATTTCCTGAGCCTTGAGCCGAATCGTGTCGGCATAGGCTTGCTTGAAAAGTGCCACATAGTTGGTGTCTGCGCCGGTTGCTCCCGGCCAGGAGGCACCAGTGTTTGGGTATGCCATGAAGAAATTTCTCTCTCAGCAATTGTTGTTTGTCACTTTGCCGTGAGAGTATCCACCGAGTGGGGGTCTCCGTGAGGTTTTCGATGCCTTGCCGCTGTTCTTTCACAGGGTCAGGGACCGGTCAGGAGGGTATCGGTTCCGGTGGATGATCATCCAGATTCTGGTGGTTTACGCAACATATATTTTTTCATGTTCTGTAGGGGGCGACCACCCCTCAACTCAGACTCTCGGTGTTCAAAGGTGCTACCTTGGGCACTCTCCATGCGATCCACCTTCTCATGCAAGGCAGATGTCACCAGTTCGGCCAAGGTCATGCCAGGAGTCCAGTAAACAGCGTTTCTGGCTCTCTCCACTGCTTCTGGACCCACTATGAATGTCCGACGAACTCGCTTTTCCATGCTAGTATCTGGGTTTCAAACGCTCGTCGTAAACCCCAGCATATCCCTGGTTGCTCAATTCCTCCAATAGACGGTAATACTCCTCCTTATGGGCTTCAGCGTCCTTGTGGCGGGGATCGGTGTGCGCGTCATCTTTCATCATCGAGCGCAGCTTCTGGGCGATCTTCATGGGGTCGGTTTCCCCACCAGTATCAGAAACTGCACTGGTTGGGGTCGAGTCGTCTGACATCGAGTTGCCTCTTTCAATCATCATGTCCAAAATTGCGGGGTGATCCACCAGACCTGTTTTTGATAGTACCTGCTGGATGTCCGGGTTCTCGGAGGTCAGGGTGTCGAGACTTCTCTTTGCAAGGGCCAGTTTCTCCTCAAGCCCATCCCCGTACTTCCTCTTTGCCCCCTCTTGCCACTCTGCTCGGGCCTTATCGACCTGCTCGCGATCTGCCGCAGCGTCCTTGACCAGTTGCTGTTGGGCCACCGGATGCAATTGGCCCCACTGTTTTTTGGTCAATCCGGCTGCATGAGCTGCCTTTGTGAGGGGGTCGAGGACTTCCCTCGCCTTTTCCCCTTCAGGCATCTCGTAACCATGCGGGGTCTCGGGTCGGCCTAACTTCTGGTAAAACGCACTCCACTCCTCATCGGACGCACCATCGCCGGGTGCCCTGGCAGTCGAACTCAGCTTCTGACTCAGCGACTGGTACGCCTTTGCCAGATCCTTGGGGGTTTTGTACTTCTTGGAAAGACCCTCATACTCATCCCCAAGCAGGTCGCCCAATGTGGCACCTTCTTCACCAGAACGCTCTTCTTCGTCACTCATTATTGCTCACTGCCTCCCTGTTGATTAACGCCTGGGCCTCGTCCACCATTGCCAAGACCTTGTAATATGCCGCCCGCATCCCCTGCCTCTTAGCCATTGCTACGGGGTCAATCGGCACACGAACCATCTCCCCATTGTTCTCGAGTTGCCTGTTCAGTTGCTCCTCTGGCTCGACCGTTATCTTTACCCAGAAAGCTTGCTCCATCCACGCCAACACCCTCTTGCCGGCATCCGAGTCAAACACCACCGCAAAATCAGAAATCGTTTGCCTGTCTTTGTCTGAGTAAAGGTTTCCCTTCTCGCTCATTGTCCTCCTACTTCAGGGGGCATCGATGTGCCGGGGAGATTCCCCGCCGAAGCGGGTAGCGGGGACGGCGGGGATGCTTGTGACGCGCCCTGAGCCGCAGTCATCAACTCCACCATCCTCTGCTGGGCTGCGCGATCTGCCTTCGCCTGTCGTCTCGCATTGACCTCTTCATCCGAACGGAATATCTCTGCAGGAACATCGCTCATCTCGGCGTTGTAGGCTGCAATCCTGTCCGGGTCCAGGTACTCCATGTACGCATCGTCCTGGGTGGCTTGATACATCGCCAAACTTCTCTCGAGGAACGCCTGAACCCTCAACGCACTCGATGCCTTTGCTGCAGTGAAGAAGGGGCTAGCGAACTCCACATCGATCGTAGTCCCACCCAACATATCCCCAACTTCCGTCAGCTCGGGCAAGGCACCCCCTCGGGCCATGATATGAATCACGGTCGAAATCACCGGCTGAAGGAACTCATGATTTACTGCCTCGGCTGGAGCCGCTAGCCTTTGAATCGCCCGCACCTGTCTCTGCCTACTCTCCTCCGCACTGCGTGGCTGAGAGTCCGGCTCTTGCAAAACATCACCCAGGAAAATCTTCAGAATCTGGTCTCGATCCTGGCGAGCAATCAGGTCGGCAACCCCGTAATCGGTGCCGCTCTTGAGGAACTGGGGAGTCAGCTTCTGAGGGGGACGGGTCACCACAATGCCGTTGGGGGCAATGTCCAGTTCAACCATTGTGTCATGCTCCACCATGAGGGGTGGGTTCAGGTCTCGACCAGCAGCAATCAAAACCTGCCGCCTCAACTCGTTGATCCCAGCAGCATCGGGGCGAGCCAGATGGCCCTTCCCGCGCCCGTACTCCTCGCCATCGACCACCATGAAACGAGAGATTGTGTAGGGCAAGAAGTCGTAACCACCCTCACTAATCACGCGGCCAGTGGCCTCGCAGTAATATACGGAAGCCCACTTCTTGTCCGTGTCGACCGAACTCCTCACAGGACTCGCCGGACCCGTGGGGAAAACGAAGTGATAGTAACGGATCAACTCCATCGGGTTGCCGCCACTCATCGCCTCGGATGCCGCAGTTCCAGCATTGCCACCAAAGTAGTTGTAGGCATCGGCGGCAGGGAGGTCCATCTCTCGGACTGCCATTATTGGAGTTCCGTCTTTCCCCAGCAACCACCACATACTGCCAACCGGAACCGACTCGAAAAGCAAGCCGGCAAAGGTGGAGCCATCCTCGTTGAGGCGTGGAGTGTTCTCCTCACAATACAGAGTGGAGTTTCCAAGGATGGCAAAGTCGCGCAACGCCTGGGTGGCCTGGATGTAGAAGTTCGAGTCACCGAGAGCCTCGAGTATCTTCATGGCTGCACGGTCTAGCAGGGCACGGATTTCGATGTCGCCAGATGCCTTCCTCGCCTTCAGACGAAGCCAGTCCGTGGAGCTGGGCAACACAGCACTCTTCAGGAAGTTCACGAAGGTATCGGCAGCTTGCATTGCAGTCGTATCAAAAACAGATCCAATGCGCTTTCCACCAGGAGACTTCTTCGTTGTGATGTCCCCACGAAAAGGCTGCATCAAATCATTGATGTCCTGCCATGTCTGCTCGTGATTATTTCGTCGGCCCTTCAGGTATCCCAACCTGACTGCCAGTTCGCCCGCTAATGCCATGAGTTCCCCATCTCGACCCCCTCATTGCCCACCCTACATCCCAAAAAAATCCAGGTCCGGCAATCTAAGTGGAACCGAATGACCAGAATCCCCAGGAGGTCGTGCCTCCCTCAACATCATCACTCCCTTGTGCATCGCGTCAATCAAATGGTCGTCCTGCCTTGTCTTGACCCTGCCAGCATCATGCCTGTACCTTCGCTTCTCCATCAGAAACTCCTGGCAACTCTTGAAAACCTTGAAGCTGCCAGATTGCATCCGGTCAATAACATCCTCAATCACCGTCATGATAGCAAAGGTCTTCTTCCCGTCCGGGCCAACCATGTGGGAACTTGTCGTGAACATCCTCAAACCAAGTTCGTCATACTTCTGCTTGATTGTTCCACCGTCGATGAAGCCTCGACCCGCGTCATGCGGCCAAGCACAAACAATGCCTGAAGCCCCCATAGAGAGTGCCCTCTGAGCATACGCAAATGTGTCCTTGCCGTGATCCTTGTACTCGCCAACCAAGTACACCATGTCGTTATCCCTGTCGTGTGCCAACCTGACAAGGGCAAAAAAACCAACCCCGTGCGGAAAGTCCAGACCAATAATCTGGGGCCAGTGCGATGGTATGTTGAAATCGTCGATGACCAGCAACTCGTCTGGAAGCGTGTAGATCAAACCCACCCCTCGGACTGGCCGGCCATGAAGCCTTGCCTCGGCCAGAGGGTGGTTCTTGTACTTCCGCATCAACGAAAGGCGATGCTCCTTATCCATGTGGGTGGCATCTTCGATGTCATAGTTCACCAGGGAGCGAATCCCGCTGTTGTCGTTCTCAAACAGCAGGTATAGCTCCGTCTCCCCCCGCAGTGGAGTCATCGAAATGTCCATCCGGCCCTTTGTGGCATTCAGACGGGCAGAAAACTCATCGTAAACAGGGAAAGGAGGTTCCTCATCAATGCCTATCCAGTTCAAGGTATAGCCCTGGAGGCGTTGCCAACCCGTGGAATACGAGAAGACATAGCACTTGCTCATGCCATCGAAGTGGCCGAACTCATCATGATGACGAACCTGGAAGTAGTCTATCTGGTTTGCTATTCCACCACTCAACCTCACAACATCCTTCGGAGGATCAAAACACGATTCAGGGATGAAGCCAGACCCTCGATCCTTCAAGCCCCCGAGAAGACGGTCGCATAGCAAGTCTCGGGTACTCTGGGCAGTCTCACCACCGATTGCAGCCTGGATCGGACCCCCGAAGCGAGGTCCGTCATAACCATCCGGGTACAGACCCGTCAGATGATACGATGCCTTCATGCACAAGGCAGTAGACTTTCCAGCCTGATTCAATCCAGCAAACAGGGTCTCATACGACTGCGCGTTCAGGAAGTCCCACTGGCGAAGGTTTGGGGCCAATCGACCGATCTTGTCGTACTCAGCCCGACGAGCCAGCTCGCGCTCCAACTCGAGTTCGGCTATCAGGTCTTCCCGACCAGTCTCACTCATCCAGCTCTTCCCCCTCCTGCACCACCTCCTTCGCCTCGATATAAGCTATTCGAGACTGGTCGGCATGGTCACGCTCGGCCACCGCGCCCAGGCGGGCCTGTCTGCGCTCATGAAGAAGACGAGTCAACTCCTCGTCACTCATCTCATTCAACTCAGCCTTCTGGGTATGCTCGATCTTGGAGACTGCCTCCTTCGGCAAGATGTCCTTTATCAAGAACTTCACCATGAAACCCAACACCTCTTTACCCTCGGCAGTAGAAGGGTCTGCAGCCTCAACCATCTCGGGGATCTTGTCGAACAAACCCGCAGCAGCCAGCTTGTTCACGAAATCTCGCTTGATCTCCAGTGGGCTTCGACGGTCAGCCATTACCCTGGCCTTGCCAATCTGCGGACGATCCTCACTCAATCTCCACCAACCCCTCATCTCCTCATCAATCGCCACTGCCCCCATTGCCACCTCGAAAGGAATTCCAGCCGATTCCGCAGCATCCACGAAATGCATCCCCTGAGCCATCTTCTGACCCATCACCTCGCGTCTACGCTCACGAATCAGATAAACCCCAACTTTCTTCTGGCGAGAACGACTCACCCTTGGCATCTTGTGCTGGTAGGTCATTAGCACCCCTTGCTGCAAGCAGCAGCATAACAGAAAGGAATCACTTTGGACAACCCTGATGAAGCCGCTGAGGTCGTTATTGACCTGCTGACCGAGCAGAATAAACTTCTGCTACAGATCAGGAACCTCTCCGAGGATCATACACAGATCGAAAACCTCACAAAGGAAATACACCGGCTAGCCTCCGTTGTCGGGAAACAACCACTAATCACCACCGAAGGAACCGGCCAGTCAAAAGGAAGAAACCCACTGCCAACCCCATCATGGTTTCAAGATGGAGAAGTATGGCTATGCGAAAAACCCGAAGATGCCCCCAAAGGCAAATGCAAAAACTGCGGCGAAGAGTTCTTCTGGACCCTCGCCAAGAGCGGGAAGAAAGTCCCACTATCACAACATCCAGACTTTCCAGGAAAGTTCGCGGCACACTTCAAACTCTGCCCAGAAAAAGAACTCTACGAAGCACCCGAGAAGAAAGTCGAGATCCCCAAGATGGGCGATCAACTGCCATTCTAATTGGGCCTTGATCTGCCAGGAGAGACATGATAAAACCCCCACGACGACGAAAGTCGGTACTTAGTTTGGGGGGTCTACAGTACCCTGCGACAGAACTCACGGGGACTCAAGGTGATGATGTTACGCAGGTCAAGACTCTCCCCTATCTCCCCGGATAAACTACTTGGGGGGGATAGGGGGGGTTTTGACCAGCTCTAAAATCTACCGGGATCTAAGGTGATGAATACCATGCACCATGATGATTCAGCCAGAAGTAGTAACCTTTGCGAGATTGACAAAAAAACGATTCCTTCCTGGGGGACCACCACATTCCTTCCTTCCTTCTTCAAGGGTGGTCCCCCAATCCTAAATCAAAAAAAATGGCCCGGTCCTAAAAATGTTCCATACCCAATTCGGATGGGGGATCGGGTCTAAATAAAGCTACTACCTTGCGGTGGACCGACTGATCTCCTGGTAGCTCTTGTTTAAAGGGCGGGAATTGGTCGGTCCTTTTTATTAGAGAAGCCCCCTTCTTGGCCCCACGCGAGCAACATCGTGGAAAGGGGTTATATACCAGATGCAGCCCTGGTCGCGGGGGGGACCGGCACCCCCTCCCCGCCCCCCATTGGTCCGATAAGGTATATTATGGGATACTCCCCGCGAATTCTAGCCTAACCCACGCCAGGAACGATGGTTGCGTTGCTACACGATCGACGGATAAAGCTGGCCGGCAGCTCTCGGCAGCTCCGATGGCAGCTCTCGGCAGCCCCTCGAGGGATTGTGGGAGCCTGGCCAGGGAACCGGGCACCCGGTCCCAAATAGTCAGAACACCATCACCATATCAATTCCAACATCTTGACCCCTAACATCCGGGATAGCAGGATTCCCAATAAGGTGTTACATTGTCAGGGAAGGGAGAAACAATGTCAGATAAAGATGAAGTCACAATTCTAGACTTCGTGATGACCGTGGGTTTTCTGGCCATCTGGCCAGCACTGATAATCATCGCGATGTTCCTGCAGGGAAGGTAGGCAACGATGACAGATAGAATTCGGCTAGTGACCACGGAATTGGTCAGGGAATCCGGACCGGATGATGCGGCACACTTCATCTCCGGACCGGAAGATGCTGGCGATATTCTGCAGGATCTAATAGGGCACTCCGACCGTGAGATATTCGCAGTACTCCATCTAGATGCTCAGAATCGCATCATCGCATCTGAACTAATATCTACCGGGTCACTATGTTCATCTCTGGTTCATCCCCGTGAAGTATTCAAGGGATTGATCCTGAATAATGCGGCATCCTTCATCGCTGGTCACAATCATCCATCGGGAAATCTAGTGGCTAGTCGGGAAGATATGGCAGTGAAGTGGCGACTCGAATCTGCAGGGAAATTGATGGGAATCCCGATGTTGGATTTTGTCATCGTGAGTCTGGATGGATTCGTTGCCGAAAATAATGTGCAACCTAGGGAAGGGAGCGAGCGATGAGTGACCCAGCAGCAGAGGCAGCACGGGATCTGCTGGCTCGTGCGAGGGCGGGAGCAGAGGAGATAGCACTACAGCAGATTAGCGAGCAGCAGATAGCTGACGAGGTGGCAGCAGAGGTGCAGGAGTTGGAGGACGATGCCGCTGGCAACATCAGCCGGGGGTGTCCGGCAGCAGCAGAGTACGCATGGGTCGAGGCAGTGAAGTCTCACCTAAAAACCTGGGGCCACTAGCCCACAGAAAAGGAAGGCAGACCGTCGATGAGTAAGAAAGCTTACCCGGTAATTTCTCCGGAGATTCTCCGGAAGTATGCGGATCGGGATCTAGGCTCGAGAGCTGACATCAGAAAACAGATCAGAGAATCATGGTCTAGAATACAGATGCGCGCGATCGGTTTGGGATTCCGGAGGGTGATCCCGATACTGCCGATGTCGGATTCTAGCCTGACCATATTTGGTTCCGGAACAAAGACTGAAAAGGGAGAATCGATCCCGGACCCGGTTAGTACCCTGATATGGTACGGTTCTCCTGCTCGAGAGTCTGGAATCGAATTTTGTCCTAGTAGATCAGGATCATGCACTGCTGGATGTCTCGGCCACGGATGCTGGCATCTCCGGATTAGATCAGGGAAGAATTCCAAGTTGTGGAAATCGATGCTGCTAGTCGGGAATCCTGACCTATTCATCAGACTGATGATGCTGGAGTTAGATTCCCACATCAGAAACTCCCGGAAGAATTCCATCGAACCCGCTGCCAGAATCGATGGTAGTACTGATACCGGGATCGGAGATGTGCTATCCGGTTTCGATCGGTTCGCGGGTTGCCAATTCTATGACTATTCCAAAAGTACCTATCGGATGGGTAGGTTCTTATCCGGGAAGCTTCCCGACAATCGGCATCTCACTTACTCCCGATCGGAGAATAATCATCGGCAGTGTCTCAGGATACTCGATCGTGGTGGTTCGGTTGCGGTTCCGGTAGATCTAAACCGGGAAGACTTCCCATCATCGTGGTCTGGATTCCCGGTCGAGGACGGGGATCGTCACGATGTCCGGTATCGCGATACTCCCGGAACATGGCAATTCCTGACCTGGAAGGGTCAGATGTCTCGAGAATCTGCAGTGCGGAAGGGGTTTTGTGTCCAATGCTAACAACCATCATCCTCATCGCGATTGTAATGATAGTGGTTCCGGAATTTGACCGGCGACAAAATGGCAGATAGAAAACAGATAGAAAACAGGAAGGAACAAAGATGAGAATCCATCTACTACATAAGATGGTCACGCGTATGTCTGCGCAGACACTACCCTGGGGAGGGAAAGTGACTTGTAGATTTGACCAGACCTACTTGGAAGAGCGCGCGGTGATTCCAGCAGGAGTATCGTCAGAGAAAATAGCAGGAGCTGCCGATCGGGAAGAGCTGGGATTCCACAGGCTCGAGACTCCGGACGATGCACCCTACTTCGGCATCTGGTATTCGGAGAAACTCCGGCAGATCCTGACCTACTGCGAGGGTGATGTTGTTTGGGAAAGTTATCCGAAAGCAGACGATACCGGATTCTGGAACGGGGTTCGGAGACACTGCCAGTATCACGGGGTAACCCCCGAGTACCTGGAAACCCTGATGAACCAGACCGATGGGTAATTCCGAGGTCGCAGGATCGATTCTGACGGACTTTCTCGAGGGGGCTGGACCTCTAGCACCTAGAAATTCGGCAGGATCTGGAAGGATCGATCCTGCGACCGCGATGCTAATTGTGCGCAGGTTCCGGGTTATATTGGTTATGGCATATGATCCAGAGATGATGACAAAGACCCCGATGGACATCCCGACAGCTATGCCGGCAACCCACATCTCCGGCGCGGTGATTCCATTGTCTGGAATCCTGGAGCTGGACAATTTACTGCTGCCCTGGAATCTCAAGATGAAGATGTCCGAGTGCGAATTCATACCAGGTGGCACTAAAGTTACCCGGAGAATCTCGGACATCTGCAGGTCCAGGATACCGGGAATCGTATTGAAAGCTGAGAAACTCGAGAGAGACATCTGGAAGGATTGAAGATGGGCAAGTGGCACAGAAATAAGAAGATCAGATCAAAGATTCGCGCCAGGAATAGAACAAAGATTTGGCGTTGGCATCTCGATCGTCAGGAGGAGGTAAGAGTTGTTGCCAGGATTCAAGCAGCAAAGCAGCGCGATAAGACCACAGCCCCTGCACGAACTGCTAGCGAAGGTGCCGCCTGATATATCGGCTGGTGGTCTGCTGGTACGCACCATCCTGTGGCATCTGGCGGTGTGGACACGGACTGAGACCCTCCCCTGGCGAGCAAGGTCAGCTACGAGTGTGACCAGAGCAGACAACTCCATAGGCGAGCAAGCCTTTCTGAATCGCACTCGCCACCACCCGGAGCGTAGGCTACCCAGGTTTCTGCTTTTGATGGAGTACGAGGAGTACCGTGAAGACCTGAGTGAACTGATTGCCGGCGATCCGCTATCAGGACACAGGGGAAAGGAGGAGATCGAGGGCATCGCTGCAAGCCACTACGAAAGGGACAATCTCTTCCTACTCTTCGAGATGAACAAGAAAATAGAGGGCAAGAGACTGACACTCAGGTTGTGGAAGCGGGGGAGAATGTCGGAGAAACATGGGGTAGACGCAGCAGGTCGGTCGGTATTCAATTTAGTTCCATATAAAGATGAGGGTGGCAGAGAATATATCAGCAGGTTCCTGTACGCAGAGCTGCACCCTATCCGTATGCTAATGCGCTCCAAGGGTCTGAATCTCATGGGATTCGCAGACAAGATGGGCATTTCCCGGTGCAAAATACCGTTGAGTTTCCTCACAGATTCGATCATGAAACCCTGGAATCTAGCCAAGATGAAGAAACATTGGCCTGAGATTGACCTCAAGAAGATACGCCAGGACTTCTTTATCTGGAAGGCAACGGACTTTGCGGCAGACCCTGTGCTATTTGCGGCCACTGCCATGCAGGTATTTGTGGAGCATGAGAAGGAACTAAAGGCCAAGAAAAAGACCAAGAGAAGGTAATACCATACCACGATAATGGTGTACATTAGGCGACCAATCGGTTTCTAAAGGAAGGGAGATCGCTTTGCCGATTTCAGCGGAGGAACGGGAGGCCAGACGGGTATCTGTCGGGGCTTCAGATGTTGCAGCAATCATGGGTTTGAGTCCGTTCGCAAATGCTCATGACATCTATCTGCAAAAAGTTATTGGAACTGACGAGGGAGGAGGGAGTGAGGCTCAGAATCTAGGCAACGACTGCGAGCCGATGCTTGTGATCTGGGCAGATGAGCAGATAGGGAATCGAAACCCAGACTGCTTGATGGAAGTGGACAGGAAGTTCACGAAGTTGATTGAGGAGCCGGACGGCAGGGTTCTTCCTGCTCACGCGAACCTCGATGGGTTCTCGATCTACGAGGACAAGCGGGTCGGGATCGAGGCCAAGACCACATCCATGTATGGTGCCTTCGGAGAGACTGGAACCGACGAGGTTCCTGACCACATTCTTGTTCAGGTGCAGTGGCAAATCTTCGTTGCCGACCTGGACCGGGTGGTCATTCCCGTACTTCACGGGGACGGGAACCTTCGCCGCACCCTCTACACGGTTGCGCTGAACCAGGAGATTCTGGATGGCTGCAAGGCTGCGGTCATGGATTTCTGGAACAACCATGTCATCCCAAAAGTCCCGCCCCAAGAGGTGATCCCTAACCTGGAGACATTGACGAGTTTGCGTAGGCAACCCGAGTCTTCGGTGGATTTGCCAGAGGAGTTGGTTCGAGCGTGGTTGGTGACCCGTGAGGTGAAGGCTCAGGCTGCTCGAGAAGAGAAGGCTGCAAAGACTGCGTTGCTAGCTGCACTATCAGATACTGAGGGTGGTCAGTGCGAACTAGGAACCCTGACATATTTCAAACAAAAGAGAGCTGGTTTTACCACTCAAGACACGGAGTTCAGAGTTCTCCGCTGGAAGGGCAAGAAGAAGTGAATACGATTCAACGAGTTGAGAATTGGCTGGAGAAGTCCGGCCCCACCCTGCTGCAGTTGCTGCCTGGGAACATCGATCAGGACAGATTCCTGCGAAATGTTTCGAGTCAGGTGAAGATGAACCCTGCGATTCAGAACTGCAGACCTGACACGATCATCAGTGCAATCATTCGTGCGACCCACCTGGGCCTCGACATTGGTGTGCTTGGCAGTGCGTGGATCGTCCCCTACGGCAATCAGGCGAACCTTGTGATTGGGTACGCGGGCCTGATCGACCTCGCCAACAGGTCCGGCACGGTGAGTGCTATCCACAGTGGTGTTGTGCGAAAGAACGACTTCTACAAGCGCACCGAGGATGGCTTCTCTCACGACTACGATGCGTTTGCCGGCACAGCAGAGCGTGGAGAAGTGGTGGGGAGTTACTGCCTTGTCGATCTCAAGAATGGCAGTCGCCAGATCGAGACGATGAACATGGAGGACATCGAGCAAGTGAGGAGTGGCTCCAGGTCTGGAAACAACGGACCTTGGGTACATTATTTCGAGGAGATGGCAAAGAAGAGCGTGATTCGCAGGGCACTCAAGAGGATCAAGCTTTCTCCGGAGGTCCAGGAGGCTATCCAGAGCAGTGATGATGCCGAGTATCTGCCGGCAGAGGTGCAGCCAGCGAAGAAGCGTGGGTCTGCGGGGCTAGCAGCCCGTCTCGACCGTCCCTCCCCCCGTGTGGTGGACGCTGACTCTGCCCCCGCCTCTGACAACGGGAAGAAGCCAGCGGCGAAGCAGGAGGCTCCAGAGGTTGTTGTGGTGGACACCCCTGCACCGTCTCAAAATGGTGTGAACTGGGACGACCACTTGAAGTTGGCGAAGGTTGTAGCCGCAAAGATCGGTGCGCCCGTGAGAAAGTGGTACAAAATCACCCCGGTAAGAGAGAAGATGATTCGGGAGCGAGCCAAGGCAGAGGGTTTGTCGGCAACTGACGCTGATAAGTTCTGGAGTCTGGTGGAAGAGGTTTTTGTTCCATTCGATTCTGAGAAAGTTGAGGACTGGAAGGACAATTGCGACCTTGATGTCCTTCTCAGGGTTCCGAAGAGGGGAGGCAAGGACCACTTCACTGCCGCCAGAGAGGGTGCGTACAGAAGCACCGAGAATGATCGCCCTGCCAAGTTCTCTGTGGCTGAGATGACAGGGGAAGAATAACAACAGAGAGGGTCTGGAGTGGAAGTAGCACCAACTGAGGACTTCGGTTCGGTGAGGTTCGGGGCAAGGTTTTCCGTTCAGGTACACCACTACCACGGTCGTGTGAGATTGAAGATTGCCATGCGTAATGTTCAAGACGGGACTCACGACATCCAGACCCTCTTCTCTTTTCCTGTCACCCATCCAGGGGAAGAGGGTTGCTTCACCCTCTATGACAGTGCAGGGAAATCCACACAGATAGACCTGGAAGAACTGCTCCGGTTCCTGCTCGAGTTGCCGCCCACCGACAACAGTCTGCTATCTATCCTCGGAATGATTTCCCGGTCTCAGACCACCCGAGATTTGCTGGTCATGATCCAACAGGCGATCTCGGCTTGCGAACTTTGGTGGGGGTGGGGTTGCCCTTTGCCTCCGAAAAGCCTAGAGTTCTACAATAATGTCGTGAAGAGGCCACCGGAGACATTGAACTGCGAGAAGTTGCAAGACCAGTGGCTATATGCGACCTCTATTATTGAGACACAAGAGCTGTCAAGGAAGGCAGAGGATAGATAGAAGGAAGGGGAAATGGGAGTTTACTCTGGAAGCACCAGGAAGAGAACCAGGATCAAGTTGGCCTTTCCAAAAGAGTTTCATGACCAAATCGAAGGTCTCGAACATGATGTCAGGTGGGTCGAAAAGAAAAAAGCAGTCGTCATCGTCACGCCGAAAGCGATCATCGAGTTCACGCCCCCGTCGAACTGCCGGTGCAAGAGCGGAGAGTCACCTGGAGAAACAGGCAGCTCTCCTGATGATGGGTCACCACCTACCTAAGTTCGAGCGAGAGTTCAGATTCCACGAAACCCGTCGATGGCGTTTCGACTTCGCTTGGCCTGAGAGATATGTCGCGCTCGAGGTTGAGGGTGGGATCTGGAATCGTGGCCGGCACACGAGTCCGAAGGGGTTCATAGCTGACTGCGAGAAGTACAACTCTGCCCTTGTTCTTGGCTGGAAGGTCTTGAGGGTCACTCCCCCAGACATCGAGGAGGGGCGCATGATCGACTGGCTAAAGGCTATCCTGCCAGCACCCTGATGCCCCTGCCCTTGTAGAGATCCAGCAGAATACCAAGGAAGTTTTCCTTTCCCCGCAGGTTCGTGCTGCTCTTCATCCTCTGTTGCCATGTAAGCAACTGACCTTGCTGCTCCCCGGAAAGTTCTGCCCCCTCCTCGTACCAGAGTTGACTTTCCGAGATCGCATTGTTCAGTGCCGACATCCAGCCTCTCACTGGACCCTCGTTCGCAGCTTCCTTGTACTCGTCACCTGTTATTGAGGACTCATGGCGATCGCCCAACCCGAGTATGTGCTTGACCATCCCGTCAAGGTCTTTCTCTATCGCCTTATTTGCCGGGAAGTCTGCGCCGGTTCCAGTCACAAACAGTCTTGTTTGTCCAGGCTCTAGCCATGTCACGAACCGATGCGCGGTGAGGGGTCCGGTCGGGTACTCGCTCTGCGGGTGCCCACCATCAATATCAACATACCAGAGCAGGTCATTGAAGTCCGTGATGTTGTGTATGATCGGGACTCCGAACCGCACCCCAACGCGAGAGGTCACACTCCTTCTGCCAATGTTCGTGAACTCAAACTCTTTAATCAACTTGTCCATTATTCCTTCTTCCTCATTCAAACAATCCCCGTTGTGTAACAGAGTTACTTTCTGGGTTAGTGGTAACCTGCTCATACTCTACAATGTCATGGAATGTTCTAGACCATCGGACCTTGGCGGATGTGGGATGTTTTGTTTTATCCCTACCCCTTGAGGGTCGATCCCATGAGCCATAATCGACATCCCCATCCCTCTTCCAACCAGCTGCCAAGAGGCTTCCCCCCCCCTCAATCTCCAGAGTAAATGTTTGAATTCTTACATAACCAAGAGCCTTAGCAGCTCTGCCACAGGCACCTAATAAGAAGCTGCAAGCATTCTTGGTTCCGTCTGTAGCTATTCGCAAGACTTCAGCCTCATTGACTTGATCTCGCATTCGAGCAACTGGTCTCCCGACAATCGCAACGCCAACCAATCGGGCATCCTTGACGGCACCCAGGCTGAAGCGATGCCCAGCAACAGGTAGGTGGTGACGATGCACAAGGGCGACCATTTGGTTGGCTACAGACAGTTCAATATGAACTAGATCCATCTACCCCAGCACTTCCCAGGCCAAGAGGATTTGGGCAGGGACTTGGCCGTTGCCGATTGCCTTCAAGCGTGAAACTCGATTCTCCTTCTTCTCTGTTAGGCGTGGAACCTCACCTGTGTCCGCTGGATCAGTGTCCCAGTAAGTGCCAGCCTTCACGCTCGCCTCCCAGGCTTCTATCGTTCCTTCAGGGAGGGGGTCGAGGGAGGTCCAGCCAACAGGCCAGCCCATCAGATATTCCACCCAATCTGGACTAAGTTTTCCCTGTTGTCCAGGTTCGAGCAGATGGTCGAGCCGGTCTTCTCTTCGTTTTCCCGTGTCTTTTCTGATCGACCCTGCACCTCCTTTCGCCTGAGAGGCTATTGGCGTGGGGTACGAGGTTCTCTCCACCTTTGCTGGTAAATCGCACTCCAACCCTTTCAGACTTCTCCCACTCGGACCTTTCCAGTCCCTACTCAGTGGAGTGGGCCACACACCACCATCGCTTGCGGAGATGTTTCGCTCCGGCTTCGTGCGCTGATACAGTTCCCCACTGACAATCATACCCCAGGCGGGCAAGGTCACTGAGGACAACACTTCCGTAGAGCCGAAGCAGTTCGGGTGTGTTCTCAAGCAGCACGACTCTTGGTCGTACTTCGCCAACGACTCTCGCCGTGTCCGGCCACATATTCCGGTCATCGTCGATCCGTTGCTTTCCGGCTTGACTGAAGGGTTGACAGGGGAATCCAGCACTGACAACATCGACGATGCCATTCCAAGGTTTACCGTCAAATGATCTGATGTCGTCCCAGATTGGGAAGGGGTCGAGCGACCCATCCTCCTGCCGTCGAAGCAAGACCTCGATGCAGTACGGTTCGTTCTCAACCGCTGCGATGACCTTGTGACCAGCAAGCCTCGCTCCGAGAAGGCATCCAGCAGTGCCAGCGAATAATGCCAGCTCATTCACTTCACCCCCTGATGCATTCGAGCAGCAGACAGGGTTTCCCGAATCACTCGCTTGCTCCACTCGATCAACTCTTCAGGGGTTGCAAGCCCCCCTGCCTTGAGTCCCTTCAGGTCTTTGCGTATGACCTTCTGGTCCTCCTTGGGAAAGTCTATGTAAAAGCCGACCTTCACAGGCACCCCATTCACTTCACAACCTGGGCAGATGAGGCGATCGACCAGAGCAGTCTGCCTTTGTAGACAACTGCGAGGTCAAAGATCTTTTGAGAATGGTTTTCTATGATCCACCTTCTCTTCTCGCTCAGGAGATTATTGATCGCATTAGCCCTGCCCCTTGATGGCGCGACCTTCCAGTGCCAAATCTCCCCATCTGCACTGCAGTAGCGGATGTAGAATCTCTTCTCCCTGGCATAGTATGCAAGGTTTTCCTCGACTAACCGAAACATCATCCGGGTAGTTTCGGTTAGTTCCTGTAGTTGTTTTACATTCATGTCTGTCAGTTTGATGTTTTTCTTCCTTCCTAGAAGAACAACCAACTAACCAACAACCAGACCAGACCGCAAACAATTGATATGCCGAGCAACTCGATAACCCTGTCAAGAAACGACTCAAAGAAACCCTTCACTTCTTTGTTCCCTTCCTCTTTTTTGCAGGTTCCTTGACGGTAGTTTTCTTGAGGAACTCGTGAGGACTCGCCTTTCTCAAGTCCACAATCTCTGTCACTACCGATCTTGGAATCGATGTCACTCCACCAAAGGTGCGGTCTTTGGTCGCTGAGTCAGCTAGCACCAGCACTTCCTCGTCCTCCCTCAAGATCCAGCCCACCGTCACGCAGGGGGTTGGCTCGCACTGATCGATGACCGCGTCCAGCTCCCCTACCCAGTCGGCCCATGCCGTAATGTCGTTCCATGTCACGGCAACTAGCCGGCGGGGCAAGGGGGCTGGTTTGGTCGTCATAGGTTATACCTTATTACTTGCTCTTGTCGATAGAGAGTCTCTTCTTGGTCGTCCACCATGTCGCGAGAGCCGTCACAACAGCCACTGAGGCTTCACGCCAGGGAGTGGGTATGATCGGTCGGGCGATTTCCACTGCCGTCTCTGCTGCGCTGGGAGACCCTGGTGGGTCACGGTAAAACAAGGTGTTGGAGATGTCTTCGACCACCCCACACCCAACGACCACTAACATTATCAGAACCAATAGATTCCACTTCATCGTCGAATCTCCTCTCTGAGTTTGCGAACCTCTGCCAGGGTATCCCGGTTTTCAGCTCTTGATTCTTTCAGTAGATGCGTTTGCATCGTCAATAGTTGATTCAAATTGTTGATAGCGTGAGACATCTTACGAATCTCCGTCTCGAGCATACCGATAGTTTTGCTCGTCTCGTATGTTGCTGCCGATCCATTGGGGGTTTTCGTGGATTTCACGAAAGAGAAAACCTCTCGCAGGATCAGTATGGTCAGGGCGATCGCACCCAACCCGGTTCCAAGGTCAAAGTCTTCCATTATTCCCCTTGCAGGTAGTCTCTTGTGCGGGCCTGGAGCGTCTGGAACTTGTCGAAGTAGGATGGAGATTTGTAGCCACCACGCTGCATATCGTAAACGCTAGGTGCGACATCGAGTGCGAGCCTCGTCTGGAGAAGATTCTGCCACGGTGTCATCCTCCTCATCGCATTGTAGTTCGCGGCAGTAAATGGCTTGCCCTCAATCCCCTTTGCCGCCAACCCGCTCAGCACACTGCCCATGTCGTTGAGGAACCCTGCTGTTGGACCGGCGAGAAGGTCTACCTTGGATCGTGCCTTCATTCGGGACAGTTGTCCGGCACCAAACAAAGTGCTTACGCCAACGCCAGTCATTCGCTCGGTGATTGCGTTGCCCTGAGTCAACCAACCCAGGGTGCCGCCACGGTCAATCCCCTCCATGATGCTTTTCTTCCACCAAGGAACCCTGGAAATGACCCTCCCTCTACGGTCTCGCTTCACCTCATCCTCGAATGGGTCTTTGCCATCAAGAGCTGACCGTGCCCAGTACGAAACGGCACCTAGCATCGACGCACCCACGAACATGATGGCTTGATTGAAGTCGCCCATGATCGCGCCCTTTTGCAGCATGGGGACTAGCAACTGAGTGGTGGCAGACATCGTGAAGCTTCCGAACTGACCGATCACGCGACCAACTTCAGAACCAGTCATCCATCTCGGCAAGCTACCTGCTCCTGGGGTGATGATCGTCTGCTGCACCCTCTGGAATACCGCCCTCTCGAATGCCATGCGGTCTTCAAGCGCGGTGCGAGCGTCGATCCCACCACCCGCTCCCCACTTCCTGGTGCGAGCAAGGTAGAACTTACCGCCCAAGAGGGTGGATTCCGTATCCCCAAACTCCTCCTGAAGAATGGATATTCTTTTCATCCTCTCCTCGTCCAGGCCCAACCCCTCGAGGAACGCCTTGTCCGATCGACTCAGGCGTTTCCCCGATCGGAAGCGATTCCCTATCTTCAGAATCTTATTCTGGATAGCCACGCTATTGACTGCCTTCATCATTCCGTTCCATTTGTTGAGCTGGAGCCAGTCGGAGAATCTTTCTGATGCCTTCCCCAGACCCTTCTCGAATACCGTTGTCCGGTTCGGGTCGAGATCGTCAATACCCGCTATCCTTTTGTTTCTTTCCCCGCCCAACACTGCCTCGTTTGCGAAAACCCAATCTGCCATATCTTCAGACAGTCTTCGGTTTCGGAAGAACGGATTCATATAACGAGCAAGGGCACGGATATAGGATGGCAATCCGACCTGTCCGATCCCCATTGCCAGATCAGGTACGCTCGAGAGGAGGAATCCACCACCCAGTCTTATGTAGTTGAGTTCTCGGATTGACTTCGACACTCGACCCATCGTCTCGTTGCCAACACCGTCTGTTCTTTTGAACCTCTCGAAGATGACTGCCATGTCCAGCTTGTCTCGCTCTTCCTTCTTGTTTAGTTTTTCTAGTTCCCTCTTCTTGCGCTTCATTGTCATTCTGGAGTTCTGGGAAACGCCGGCTCTCAGGTTGGAATAGTCCTCTGTGATTCGGGAGTTCACTTGCTCTGAATCAACATTGATGTCGTAAGCAGAACGCCTCGAACTTATTGCTCGTTGGGTCACCATCTTCCGCATCTCCATCAACTGTTGTAGTTTTTGAAGATCGGTGATTGCATCGCCATCGGATATGAAGTTCCTGCCAAACCGTAGGGACGCAGTGCGATCCGCTGAACTTGACCCGAGACGGTTACCGAAGGACTTCTCTGCGAAGATCAACTTCCCTGCGACATTGTTTATCGCGCCCCTGCTCTGGCTAAACTCTCCCATGCTCTCGCTCAACTCGCGATTTTTTGCTGCCCGCTCCACCACAAGGTCATCGAGAGACTTCTGCACTGCGACCGGCACTGCACGGTTCTGGTCTAGCAAGTTTTGAATCTGCATCTCAGACCGGGCAATATCCGCGTCGAGTTCTTTGACCAGTTTTCTCCTGGCATGAACCTCTGTGCGTAGTTCTTTCAGGCTGGTGACCAACCCGTTGAGATGCTCCTGTGCATCTTGCATTGAGGAGAATCCCATTCTCTTCACATTTGTCTGAAGCCTCATGTAGGACGAGAGGCGCAGATGCGATGCATCGTCCAGGACTTTCTCTAGCTCCAGGTGGGCAGACTCAAGGGCGGCGGGGGTGAGGGTCGATGGGTCTTCAGCTAGCGCGTCGAGTCTTGCCGTGACCGTGGTCAACCTGCTCTGCACTCTTGCTGAAACCTGGAAGCCATCCATAACCTTATCCATCTCGCTTCCAAGGATTAGATTCGGGATCAGGTTCTTGATCTGGTCTGCCTGGATGACGCTAACATTTCGCTCGATAAAGGGAGCCAGGAACCTGTCTTCGACCGTGAGCATCCTCTGCTTCAGGCTATTCCCTGACCCACCACCGAGAGGTCCAGACCCTGAATCGTTGGTGATGTTTTCGTAAACCTGATCGGAGATTTCCTCCCATCGGCTCTCGTCACCAAGTTTTCCGATCCACTCATCATGCTCTGCGATCTCTCGGTCGAGTCGCGCACGATCCCACGCTATCTCTGCAAGATCCTCGGGTGATGGCGGGGGGGCAGTTGGATCGACGAGTGCGTCTCGCTCGTCTATCAGGCGTTGGCGAGCGACTTCGAGGTCAGGAAGTTCGGTGGCCCGCTTCTCTTCCAGAGACTTATATACTGCCTGTCGGAACTTCGGCTCATAGGTCTTGATCTTGTCCGTCTTGTATCTGCGAGTGAGATAGTTGGCAAGGTCGGCAGGAGAAAGGAACTGCTGGTCGGTGAATGCGCCAACCGCGACTGCTGTCTTTCTCAGCGCGTCAAAGAACTTCCTGTTTATCTTGGCTATCTCCTCCACTGCCTTGATTGCGTTAGCGTCACCCCTGATCGACTCGAAGGGGTTCACCTCTTCCAGGCTTCCGGTAATATCCGACAGGGACAGCTCAAGAGATGCGTTCTCTGGGTCTACAACATCTCCCCTGACTGCAGCCTTTCCAGCCATCTCCATCAATTCGACAGACCTGACGCTACCCCCGTCCTTTCGGTATCTAGCATACACCAGATCCATGTTGTGTCGGAGCTGCAGCGAGGCTATCTCTGCGATGCCCATTATCGCCTCGACGCTCTGCCTGTTTAGAGTGTCGGTGCGAACGATCGCCGGCTTCAGAAGAACATCTAGCGCACCCCTGGCAAACTGTGATTCCGATCGGGCTAAGTTTGCCTCTGGGTTTAGAAAGAGCATCTTCACCAGAAGTCTGCCAAGGATGTTCCCGTTCGCGGTTCCAAGAACTCGAGCCAGTCCTGGGTTTATATCCCTGGTAGCCTTGAGCAAGATCCCCGCAAGTTCCGCTCGGTCCTCTCCGAAGATCGCAAAACCCTTATCTGTTTCGAGCAGTTCGTCTAGCCTTTGTTGCTCGACCGGATTCCGCTGCAACCATGCAGAGTAAGATGCGGGGTCGATCGCGTCTTCCGCTGTGTCGGCACCGAGCAGTGCCCTCGTGGTTGCAGTTCGGCCTGAACTGAACGCCCCTCCCATTCCACCGAGGATTCCACCGAACAAGGCTCCACCAACCAAGTCCCTGCGAAACTCCTCGCCAGTTCTCGTTTGCTGGGCAAGCCGAAGGAAAGGTTCTGCTGCCGTAAGAGCTGCGAGGTTCTCTGCAACCCCGATAGCAGCAACTGCCGGGGGGCGAAGTGCCAAGTCCAAGGCTTTTGCCACCTTGGTGGCACCACGAAACGCCACCCAGTTTACAGGGTCTACGACTCCTGCAGTCAGTCCAGATAGAATGTTGCTCGGTAGCCCACCACTCTGAATTATCATTCTGTCTCGATGCTCCGATTGGATCTTCTCCATCAGGGCATTCGTCTCCAGGCCAGATTCAGACTTCATCAGATTGACGAAGGCAGCAGGGTAGTTCTCCTCGATCCAGGGATTCGCGATCACATCAGGATCTTCAGCCGGGTTGTAGCCTTTCTCCGGAACGAAGATCGGCTCATTCATTGCAAGTGCAAGGTTGTAGACGGTGTTTGTCTGTCGGAAAAACGCACCAACCTGATCCGTGAAACCAGTGTTTTCAACGAGGGCAGTTTTTGGCGCATGGAATCCTTGGGCAAACATCAACTGCTGCTGCTGGATGGTCTTGTCCTGTAGTGCTTCTTGTATAAGAGAGAGTTGGGACTTCATTTTTGCCCACCCTCAGAATGACGCTTGTAGGTTTTCTCCAGCAACTTGAAGAACTGGTCATTTGTCAAGGACATGATGATGTCTCCCGCTCCGTGTCCAGGAGTGTGGCTAGCGATTAACTGCTTGAGGTCTACAAGCTCTTTCTTTGGATCGACCCCGTACATCATCGCATCTTCTTGGCTTCTGGTTGTGTAGTATCTCTTCAGCCAACCGGGCTTTTTGTCCTTGCTGCTCGCTCCTGGGATCAGGCCGAACTCTCCGAATAAACGCTCCTTGGATTGTGCCTCAAGGTTTGCGTAGAGAGCATCTGAGAGCAGGAGCAATTGACGGGAGTCGCTGACAACCACCTCTTGAACAAGCTTCACGATCGCAGTTGCTCCTGGTGGGGCGTATCCATCTTTTGGGAGGAGGGAACCCAGGGATTCATTCTCCCTTATCCAAACTTCCGTCTCCCCGTTGACCTTGTCAGAGAACCCCCTGCCGGCGAGTGACCTGGTTTGCACACCGTTAGCTAGTATGCGCTCCATCTGTGTCTCCAGCCTGAGTGGCTCCAGTGTGAGGGGCTTGAGGGCCGGTCTTTCTCCCCCAGTGGTCGGGTCAATCGCACCAACAGCAGGGGGAGTGGAAGGTGGGACAACCATCCCGTATCCAGGAGAGTGTACCTTTCTCACCGCTTCCTTTATCATGGAGCGCATCATCTTTGGTGTCAGTCGTTCGAGCTGTTCGTCGGTGGCGGGCGAAAGAGATGACATGAACCCCTTCGGGTCTTCCTTGAACTCCTCCGTCAATCTCGCCCGGAGTATTTCTTGCGCGTATTCGTAGACAAACCTCTCGTATTCTGGCGTTTCAATATCACCAGAAAAGCCAACCCACTGGCCACGAGATGCTGCCCTTAACCCGGCAAGGAATTGGCTCGCCTCTGGCCTTAACTCCACTTCTCGGCCACCATAAGTGACCGACTTGGGGTCGTCTTGTCTCCTTGGGTCTAGCTGCGTAGCAACCGATTCGAGTATCCCGTTGAACTCTTCAACGCGGGCATCGCCACCCTGCAACAATATCGGGGGGATCTCCGAGAACTCGTAGACCCTTCCCGCCTGAATGTTGATGTCTTCCTCTGCCCCCTCCCTCTGTGCCGCCGAATGTCTAGAAGCTGCCGCAATGGCATCTCTTCCGGCCTTGATTGCAGCCCCCTCAAAGGTCTGGTCCTTCTCAAACAGGTAGTAAACAATCGTGTCCTGCAAGAACCCCACATTGAGTTTCAAATCAGACCAGAGGCCCTCCCCGACCTCCCTCGCGGTTTCAATTGCCGCATCTCCAGCCCTCTCAAGTAGCCCCCCAACAGTTCCAGACTTGTAGATAAAATCGTCCGGGGATGCGCCGACCATGAGGCCGGAGACGATGGTGGCAATCTCCTGCTCGGTATCCCTTTCCAGTGGTGGGATTTCAGACAGCACTGTTGACAGCTTTGGAATGATGGAGAGTTCCCCGACCTTGCTCTGGTCAAAGCGAGGCGCGAAAATGAGAGGGAAGCCCATCTCATTGCTCATGATGTAGCCGGTGGGGGAACCCTCAAAATCGCCAGCAGTGGGGGAGAAGGAGATCCGGTACAACTCTGAAGGTTCTCCAAGCGTTTCCGACATCGGCTCGATGAACAAGTAAGGGGCAATGGATTCCCAGAACACATCGTCGGTGAACTCCCCAAGTACTCCCTCAAGTTCTCCCTGAGTCCTTATCACATCGAGAAGTTCTTCCATGACCCAGGCGTTGGTAGTTGCCGTATTCCCATTTGCGTCCACCATTGATCCAAATGGAAGGTTCAGACTGTTGGCATACCACTTGTCGTCTCTTTCTATGAGCGGATGCCGGGTGAAATAGTTTGTCAGTGCCATATCCAGGGCAACGGAAGTCTTCTCCTCCGGGTTTAAATGAGGGAGGTTTGCAGCCACGAACCGGAGAGGACCATCAAGGAAATGCTCAGTAACAACATTGCTTATGTGGTCGAAGGTGGACTCTTCAAGTTCGGAATTCTGGGCGGCAATCTTCAGGTGAATCGCTTCCCTGGACGGGAAGAGGGTCAGGTCTCCTTCTCTTCCGGTGGGGTGGGCCACTAGCTCTTCATCTACTGGGTTCATCACTACTGAAAGAGCGGATGCTGGGTCCATCCCACCACCACTTGTATAAGCCCGGAACTTATTCACCTTATCGACATCGGCCTGGGAAAACTTGAACGATTTTTCGTCGAATGTTTTCACATTCAGCGCACCAACCCCGATAGATAGTCTCGCTGCAGTTCCCCATGCTACAAGGTTGCCCTCACTCATCTGGTTGGACAGTTCTTCCGCAACTGACGGGAGCATCCCTCCCCCAAACTTTCGCATCATCATCGCGATGGAATTGGTGTTCTCGATCTCGTTCGGGCCAATCAGAACCCCAGGTGGAAGCCCGGACAGAGCTTCATCCAGGTCAGAGGGGGTGGAGTTGAGGCTGTCGAGAGCCTGTGGAAGGGTGGGAGGGTTTTTGAATCCAGCGGCAAGGACCACAGCATCGCGACCAGCTTGGTTGGCCCTTGACTGGTTCGTAAGGCCTAACCTTGCGGCAGCTTGGACTGCCTGACCCTCTTCAAACAGCCCGCTAACGAACAACTGATCGCCCCACAAAACTGCGCGGGCGAGGTCTAGGCGGGGAGGGGCAGAAAACTCGAGTCCGATGCCGGGGACTGGGGCAGCGGCATAGGTGCCGGGTGTGGGGGCGGGGAGTTTGGAAGTCGTGAACCCCACATATCGAGCGGGGTTTTCCAGAATCTCGGTCTGGAGATCCTGGCGAATGCTCCCCGGAAGGTTTGATAGCCCTCCGGAACCCGGCTCATCGAACAGCTCCAGCGTGTAGTCAAGCCACCCACCAACCCCACGCGAGCCATACGCAGACCGGATGCCGCCGATGACCGTTGTATGCACTGCCTGGAGTTGACCTGATTTGAGCAAGCCTCGCTCCACCAACCTGCCAGCATAGGCAAGGTCAGCGGAAGCCTGATCGCCGGCAGAGGGGGAGTTCCCGTAGTTGTTCAAGGCCCGCGTGTTTATCAGTTCAACTCTGGCTATGTCGACCGTGTCACCCATCGCCTTGAGAAGGGCACCAGGGGACGATCTGAGAGCCTCCAGACGAGTTTGCGACTCCTTGCCCAGAATCCTCCTGGAGCGGGGCAGGAGACCCTTCATAGCCTCCTGCTCCCCCTCCTCGATGTCGTCGGCAAACTCGTGGAATATCCGGAACAGAGTCGCGTCCTGATCCATCGGGGCAAGGTCTTCTTGGTTTCTCAACTCCAAGAGAGACTGATCCCTGAGCATCTCGGCATTCTCGAAGTTAGCCTTCGCCTTCACATCCCAGACACTTTGGTCCTCCTTCATGCGCTCACCCAGCAGATGCACGGAGAGCCGGGTAGCCGAGTCAGCGAACTGACCAAAGCTGCGATAGACCTCCCCCGCTTCTGAGCCGGGTAAAAGGGTGCGTCTTGCTGCACCCGCAGTGCTGATCTCGGATCTGGGTATATTGATTGGCATCTGTCTCCTAGTCCTTGAGCAAATCTATTCCAGGGAGCAATGACTCCGCTGCACCGATGGCTCCACTGATCCTGGATGCCCTTGCTTTTTTCCGCAGTGCCCCCGCCTCAGCTTTCGCGCCGGCAATGGTGGACTCCTGCTCCCGAACCGTTTCCCCGATTGTTTCCATAAGCAGTAGCAACGGGGTGCCCTCTTGCTCAACGCCCGCCGCGCCGATACCTGCCGCCTGTTCTCCCCTGAGCCTCCGGCCTTTGACCCCCGCCACCCTGCTCTTCTCTCTGCCGGACCGCATGGACTCCTGCGCCTGGGCCTCGTATGCATCGGCCTCGGCCCCACCCTGCATGATCTTCGAGCCAGCACCGAAGACGGTGCTTAGTACCGTGAAAAAAGTGAACGGGTCCATTATCTATCTCCTAATCTGAGTAACTAACCTCGATGGAGATACTCTGCATCTCAATCGTGTACGGGTTGTTGTGAGTGATGTTCAGGGTTGGGCTAGTCCCATACAAACCAAGAACTGAAACATCCTGCCAACCACTCATCCCGACTGGCGCAGGTCCACTAACCCACGGCAAGCCTTGCAGGGCATACTTGTCTACCTGCGCTCCGGTAGTGTTGTTCAGGTACAATAACGCACGATCGTAACTCCGCTTGTGCCCGTGCGTGGCTCCAGCTCGGCCCTCAACTTCAATGACTGCGGGTGCCATTGTGAAGGTGAATGGCAATCCTACAGTTGCGGTAGAGTAGCCGGGGACTGCAGAAGAAATATCTACCGTGCCCGTGGCCGAGACCACAAACTCTCCAATATAATAATAAGCGTCCACCAGAACCTGGACCGTTTCGCCCACAAGATGAGTTAGCCCAGTGATCGTTGTCCCGCTTCCGGCAATGACCTTCTGGGAGTCCAGAACTGCAGACTCTGTGAAACCCTCAAGGGAATACTGAGTGTCGCCATCTACCACTCGACTCATAACCATGTAGATGGAGTCGTCTCTGGTCCCCGAAAGGGACGACAGGACAGCTATATCCTTGACCGCCATGTCGGCTAGGGAGTTCAAGTTCGTCGGACTCCATCCAATCACTCCGTTTTGTCGATTATAGGTCATGATGTCGAGAGACTGCTGGTTGCTCACCACAAACAGGAGAGGGTCCGGACTTGTGCTAAACACAATCTTTTTCACACGCTTCCCAGAGGAGAATATGTGGTCCGAAAGGTCTGTGAGATCGACGCTCTGATACCTGTTGCTCGCCTCTGTGTACGCCATCTCCCTGATGCCTTGACCACCGCGCGGGATGAAGGCTAGCGACGAACCAAGGTGGGCGGCAGAACCGACATTGCTTCCGTATTGACTCTGCAGATCCACCGACAGATTCGTGGTTGTCAGGGGTTGCCCGGAAAGCTTGTATTCCGAAAAGTCCGACCCTATTAGCAAGTCTTGCTGGGAAACCATCCAGCGGATTCGGTTGCCCACATTGTTGGAGATCTTGAACAACAACCCTTGGTCGTCGTTTGGTCCTTGCTCCCAATCATCGGGATCTCCACTGCGACTGCTGGCTATGATGTTCTGGTAGTCGTTCTGGAATCCAGACATGACCACTCGACCCTGGTGGCTAGCACCAACTGCTGGGTATCCAGTGGCTACGCTGAATCCGTACCCCCAGTTAAAGGTGGGTCCGTAGTACCCCCTGGCGGTGCCCTCAATGCACTCGTAATCGTAGGCATCTGTACGAGCGTTGCACCGAGACCTTGCGCCGGAAGCGAAGACGGCACCACCTAGCGTTGGAACCCCTCCAGTGCCATCAAATAACGACTCGTGTCCTGGAGGAAGGAAGTCTGCCGTCTCTGAGAAGACATCGAAGTTTCCGGAAACGACATTGGCACCTGGGGTGTCCCCGCGAGGGAAGACTGCAATTTCGGGGATCTTCTCCCTTTTCGGAATCTTTGTCACGACGAAATCGTAAGTTCCGGCAGGAAACACAGTCCCGGTGAAGGACCACCCTGCGTTGTAGCACAGCGCGGTATTTGCTACGGTGTCGATGGAGTGAATCCAAACCACAGCAGTGTCGATGGAAGCCGAGGGCAAAAGACCCCTGCGAACTGTCAGGACTCTCCCGACATACGAGTTATCGAGGGTGACCGGGATGTCGCTCAGTGTGGCGAACCCGCCTCGGTTGCCACCAGACCACGAGCAACCAGCCCATGTGGTGTCGGGAATATAGGGACCAGTCCAGTCGTTTGGGTCTTCCCCCATACCATTTGTTATTCTTCTGCCCGTATAGGTGGTTGGGCTATTGAAGACCTCCATTCGGAACCAGCAGGAAATACCATTGAACTGGTTCTCTCCCTCCACCACATCGGCCTCGTCCCTGAACTTTGAGCCACCACCTAATCGCCAGATAGATCCAACATCCTCCGGCCTGAATAGATCCTCTGTGGACTCCACCTTGCAAAGCGCAGCCATGCCGCTGACAGCTTGGTTTGCGATCGGTTGCTCTGGCATCGAGATCCCCACTTTAGGTTTGTAGGACTTCAGTTGTGGAGACCCCCCAACAATGGGGGCGATGCCGAACTCGTATGTTGGAGGCGACCCGTATTTCTTTTCAAAGTACAGGGGCGGGGTATCTTCGGTGAATATGTAGACCCGGTTGTTGTGCTGGAAGTGGGACACCTGGAGATTTGACTCGCCCAGGGGGTGGAGTGCGCCGGTATCATCACCACTGGCCGCATAGGGTCCGTGAGTGCCCCCACCACCCCAATCAATCTTCTCCTCGTCCTTATACACAAAGAGCTTGTTTGTCGGAGCATGGGTAAAGACAAGGAGGTAGTCCCCGTCTGTTGCGGTATACGGGACCAGATACGCCGAAACATTTCCCTCGATGGAGTCGATGTGCTTGATCCCCGGACGACGACGAACCCCGCCCGTCTTCGTCAGAACTCCGTTCGTCAGGGTCTTGCATCCATGACGGACCTGATCGGAGGTGCCCATGCCCAATATCCTTGGACTCAGCTCCCCAAACGAAAATCGTTCCTGTGGAATCCAAACCATCGACCTATCTCCTCACATCAAGCAATGATGTACTCGAGAACATACGGGGACTGCTCTCTTGCCCGTCAACCCCCTTGGCAGCAAGCAACGCATCTGCTGCTCTCTGGCCGATGAACGCCTGTTCTGTTGGGGGCTTCCCGAAGTTTGTTGCCACAAAGGCTGCAAGGGCCAACCCCATCGCATGAGCAACAAGGGGGGACAACAGGCCAATGTTGTCACCGATGTCCATAACATACTCCAGGGAGATCGTCCCCTCGTTTGAGAGGAGGCAACGCTTCAAGGTGGGAGAGGATTCCCCATCGCTAACAACTTCGATCTCCCACTGGTTCTGACCCCTGGAACCGTTTGGCTGCATGGGAAGACCATTGATCGTCAAGGCCCGCAAGTAGTCCTCGGGGAGGTCATACGCATTACTCCAGCGAGTCCCCGAGGGGGAGACCGCATCGCCAGAAGAGTCCTTGAAGGTGGTCAAGCCGATCGTTCGCTTGGCTCCATTCCATGCATGGTCGGCAAGGAACTGGGCGCGGAAGCCACCATCCCAAACCGTGTTTAACAAGATAGCCTGGGCAGAACCATCGCTGGTAGTGCCAACAGTGCCGACTCCAAGCTCAACTAACGCAACATTCCAGATTTGTACTACTGTCACAACTTCTCCTTCAGTTAAGAGCGGGGCAGAAAGGCTCGCTATTCCGTCGATGATAACTTCACCCTCAAAGGTGGAATTCAAGGTGGTTCCAATAGACCCCACACCATCGATAATTACTTGCGGGAAGTACCGGCTACCATTCCCTGGATTAGCAGACGCGGAACTCGATAGCGAGACCCCAACATCTCCATCAAAGTTACGCGACCCACCCGACGACGATGCGGAAACTGCGACCGATCCGTCAACCATGAGGTTAACCCCGTATATCACAGAAATAGAGTCAATAACCGTGCCGGAAATGGTGATGGGTATTTGAGATTCACTACCCGGCAGCACAACGCCATGAATAGTCACTGTTTTTTGTAGGGGATCGGACGGACCTACTGGTTGTCTGCCAGAAGAGACAGACATTGCGGCAGCCACAGAAACAGACTGACTGGGGAGTTCTCTTGTTGCCGTAGTTGATACATGGGCAGTCATCGCCTCGAGTAGGGTCGGGTTCAAATCGTTGGCGTTTGCCACAGCAGAAGCACTTATCGAGGCAGACGCGGAACCGTCTGCTTGATGCTCCACAGTCCGAGTAACAGCGATGGTCGTCGAGAAAGAAGCGTCCCCGTCTCGCTCGCTCACCACCACCGTTGTTGTGGAAGCCTGGGAGCTGGCCGAGGCTGCACCCACCACATCCAATTCCACGGTGACCGTGGCAGATGGAGGGGCGAAGGTTGCTGAGGCCGAGGCGAGGGTAACCTCTGTAGATGATGCCGATGCGGTCGGGGTCGGGAATGTAGCCGAACCTGCTGCCGTCCTCTCAAAGGTGGCGATCACCGCAGAAGAGGGAGAAGCGAAGGTCGCTGACCCCGTAGCCGGCCCAGCATACTCCCGAGTGGTAGACGAAATGGGGGTGGCGAAGGTGGCTGAGGTATCACCCGATACCCCTATCGAGGCATCGCCCGTCGAAACCGGGGTCGAGAGAGACGCACTAGCACTCGCAGAGCGGTTATAGGTAACTGCGCCTATGGAACCCGAAGCAGTGGGGGTGGCGAAGGTGGCTGAGGATGCTGGCGAGGAGGTGTACTCGACAGAAGTCACGATCGACGGAGACGCGAAGGTGGCAGAGCCTGACCCCGAACCCGCATAGTCCACTGCGACCACTGCGGAGGGGGCAGCGAAGGTGGCAGATGTTGTCACTGCCTCGGACTCGACGGCTGAGGTCGAGGCTACCGGGGCAGCGAAGGTGGCAGAAGCGGAGCTGGCCCGAGGGAGGGTCGCGGCTGATGTCCCAGAGGGGGCAGCGAAGGTGGCCGAGGAGGTTGCCGTCACCCCGAAGGTCGCTGAAGTGGTTGCGGTTGGTGATGCGAAGGTGGCCGAAGCACTGGGGGTCGCGCCGACCTCCCTGGTAGTGGTTGCGGTTGGTGATGCGAAGGTGGCCGAAGCTGTCGGCGTAGACCTCTCAATAACGAGAGTGACAACCACATCGCCGAGGGAGTTTCTTAATTCAGCAGACCCTGACCTTCCGTGAGTAACCAGAACGGACGACGATGGGCTAGCGAAGGTGGCAGAAGCTGAAACGGATTGAGGGGCAGGACCAGACGCATCCTCCTTGAACGCAATCCACAGGGTCAACTGCCTTGTGGTAGTCGAATTGCCGCTTGTATCTGCGAGATCAAGAGGGGTTGCCATGCCTGGATCACTAGCGGCATCAGCATCAGCAAAGTTCGCATATTGCGAATAAAGCATCACGGAACTTTGCCCGTTGCTACTTATTTCGTTAGAAGCAAGGGTGCTTCCGACTCCATAAATACAGGTAGTCCAGCCGGACGGGAAGGCCAGTTGACTTGGAGCATTCCAGTTGGATCTATCGTTGATTGCCATCGCAAGCACGGTCATGGAGCTGTCGAAGAAAGTATCCGACCAGGGATCTGATGTGGTTGTCGGGAGTGTGTCAGAATCAGTCCATGTGAATGTTCTTCCCAATGCGGGACGATCAACCTGACTCGTCAATCCGATCATAGTCTGGCTATCGGCAACGCCATCAAAGTGCGTTGTGCCTACTCCTCGCCAAACATTGATCCCGTATTGACACCGACTCTGTGGGGGCGTTATCTCAACCTCAACAAGATCGCCAGCAGCAGTGTCGATGTCTGCTGCCGTGATTCTGAACCACCACGCAACGGCAACCCTGCTGTTTGACCCAGCAGCAGTACCATAGTTATAGGGAAAACTTGGAAGATCCCACTCTGTAGGGGTGCTTGGTGTCCCAACACCGGGATCGACAACTGCGATTGAGGTGCTGATGCTGCTGCTTTTGTTTCCACCGAAAACTATGAAGAGATCATCAACGGCACAATTCTGCTGACCAAGAGTTATTGTGGAGCCATTACTGCTCAGGGCAATCGATGGGGTATCGCCGTTTCCTGGAGGAACAAGGGAGATAGCCATTAGACTTCAAACTCAAGTTCGATGGTGATGGTTCCAGCCTTGTAGTCTTTGGTTGGATAGATGGCTATCGGTCCATCTACATCCCACGGAAGACTAGATGGGGCGAAATAAGAACTCCAGGTATCCACCGCAAGAGCAGACAGATCAATGTCTGAGGAGAATGCTGGTGCCTTTGAAGTCCTTGGATCTGATCGGTATCCAACATGGGAGGAAGGAAGGTATGAATTACTGCCTGTTTGCAGATCGTATTCCCACGCCAACCACGCTTCAACATTTTCTCTTGAAGCATCACTCCATGCCTCATCTGCAACTATGACCCTGGTGATATTTGCTTTTTGACCACCCCAAGAACTGCTCTCTCTCGCATTCCCAATGATCGAGGGGGAAAAGGTGCCGGACAGGGTGCTTGTCCCGTCAAGTATTTCCACCCCTCTTCGGTATGCGTGTACCCGGTCATTTGCAAGCCTCACCGCAACATGGATGTCCTTGTTCTTGAAGTTTGTTGAACTTCCAGCAGTTGATTCAATAGAATTCCCAGACTCATCTTGAATCATTATGTTTCTGTTTGAGCCATTTCCATATCGTGATGCGTTTGATCCTGCACCGACATCGCTACCTACAAAAGGTCGGTTGGTGTTGGTGTTTCCATTGTCAACCACAATAGCGATTGAGAATTCTTCTCCAGAAGCAAATGATGGGGCAGTGCCCAGGACAAAACGCTCATCCCCTCCATTGGTCAGGAAGTCAACTGTTGGGGAGTTGGTGATCTGGTCGCCCTCTTCCATCCACTCTGGCTCATCTCCAGATGGAGCAGTGGCTTCATTGTCGGCAGCATCGTTGTTCCAGAAGTTGATGGTATCGCCATCTGATACTGCGGAGCCAGCCGCATTCTGCAAAATGGTTGCAGCATTGAAATCGACAACCACGGACTCAGCGGCGATGAACTTATCTACCTGAGATGCAGCAGCGTCGATGTTGAATGCGAAATATCCAGCAGCACTCTTCTTGGCTCGAACCCTGCCAAGGGTGGAGGTTCCATATATCTTCAGGTTGAGCGCGGCACCTTCATAGTTGCCAGCGAAATCCCCACTCATGGTAACAATGTGGGTTCTGGTCGCCATCGGTCCTCCAAATAACGGGGGGACGGTGATCTCAGTGCCCCCGCCCCCCCGCTGAGGAGGTGTGTCTTATTACTTTCGCCTTCTCGGACGACGATACTTGATCTGCCGTCGAGGAGCTGACCTAGAAACGGGTCTTTTCCGGCCACCTTTTTTCTTCGCCACTATTACCTACGCTGCTTTCTAATAACGATCCCGTGGATCCGGACGGCGTACAGCATTGGGTCCGGGTCTAGGACTACCCCGCTTCCCCGACCACCCTCGCTCCAAATCACGCTTGTTTCTGGCGGCCTCTGATCGGTCTCGATCTTTGACTCTGGGTTTCTTCGTACCCGCTGGCTTCGGCGGGGGAGGGGACGCTGCGCTAGACGCTCTTTGACCAGCGGCGATGCCCGCCTTTCTACGGGCAACTGCGCTGCGGGTCGCCTGTTGAGCCGTCTTTTTACGATCCGCAGCACGGCGATCCTTCCTCCACCTAACCTTCGCATCGAACCTTGCACTGCTTTTTCTGGAACGCACTTTTGCTCTGGCGGCACTGTCATTCGGATTCGATGCTGTACCCGGTTTCCCAGATGGTGGCTTCTTCCCTGGTGGTTTCTTGGGGCCACCACCACTTCGCCTTTGGTTTACGCCCCAAAGTTTCTGGTAGGCACGGGTTGCCTTTCCGAGCCACCCGCCACCCCTGACAGGACCGCCACCACCGCCGGTTCCGGAACCACCAATGTCGAAGCCAGAATCTCGCTGACCTGCACGATATTGCCCTAGAGTATCTGGCTTTTTTTTCTTCTTAGGTGGCATCGGTCTCCCTAGCTCACTACTAGCCCCGAAGTGAAGGTCACATTCAGCGTATCGGAAGCGGTGATCCCTGAGATTCCAGAGGAGAAGTTGGCAGTGGCAACCAGCACCCCCGCACTCCCGCCGGAAGCCTGTGAATACACATAAGCACCCACGACCGCATTCGACTGGGCCGCGCCTGTGAATGCCACGGCAGCAGCAGTGATCTCCACAGTGGAGGTTCCCGTGGGGGCAGTTGGTGCCCAGGTCTGGGCAACCCAACCAGTTCCTGTGGTTGGCGCGAAAGGGACTGTGTCGAAGGAGGCACCCGTCCCACCAACCGAAGTCGCGTAGGTGTCTGCAACGAGAAGGGTGGGGCCGGTGGCTGCAGCAGAGTTCGTGTAGCAATGGATATGCAGGGTCCGACTCGCCTGACCAAGACTCACCGGAGTGGAGCCAGCTCGGACGGTATTCCAGATCTCTTTGGCAAACTCCGTGGTCGTGCCATTCCTCGCGTAATCCTCATACAAGACATTCCCGTCCTTGTCGGTGAGGACCACATGAAAAACACCAACCTCAAACCCACCACGAGACTCTCCCATGATGGCTTTAACTTCTTGCGACTTAATCAACTGAGGCGTTGCCGAACAGCTGATCTTTCCCTCTGCATCAGACATCAAATCTCCTTATGCCAATGACATTACAAAAGTTACCTTGAGGGTATCAGATATACCCACATTCACATCTCCCGCAGAAAAGCTTGCAGCAGCAAACAGGGCACCACTGACATTCTGACCGACTGCGCTCGAGTTCGCCAAGAAAGCACCCTGGATCGTCTGAGTACCAGCGAACCCGGAAAAGGTGGCATCGGTCCATGTCACCTTCGACGCAGAAGCTGATCCACCGTTGTCTGTCACCGAGAAGGTTCCTGACTTGCGGAGGCCAGAGTTGTACCCACTATCTGCAATCTCTCCCCACTCGTTCACCAGGGTGGAGCCGGTCTGACGGATGTCAGTCGCCTGGTCGGTAGAAGCCACGGCAACGAATCCAGTGTTGTCAATTAACCCAACATAACCAGTATCCACAACGGGAGTGGTTAACGCCGCATCAAAAGCCAACCTGAGTATCCGGGCAGATCCCTCACTGGTCAGGGTGTTGCCCGCCAACTTCTCCTGCTTGAGCCTACCGAACGAGTCATACACCCGGAAAACAAAGCAACCAGATTCCTGAATGCCTATCTCCATCAATCTTCCCGTACTATCAGCTTCAATGCTGAGAACTGGAATGTATCGCCGAGCATCACAAGTCGAGAGTTTTCAAGTTCGTCCCAGTACAGTAGGTTTCCACCCGTCTCCGAATCAAACACCCCGATACCCACAACCGTCTCGCCGGCAGCAGGAATCCCAAGAAGTAAAGTCCAGCCCACCGTTGAGCTGTTCTCTATCTTCATCCGGTTCTCATCTACTGACGGAGAGGTCCAGTACGGGTCCGTTGTCCCGTCTGTATGCACTCGCACCCGACCATTTGTCGCTGACCACTCAAC